CTCCTATTATGGAAGCTCAAGCAGGTTCATTTGAACAATTGCCTGCAGGTATGGATTTTAAATCTTTTGATCCAGATCATCCTAGTACAGCTTTTTCTTCATTTACAACAAGTGTTTTAAGAAGTATTGCATCAGGTTTAAATATTTCCTATCATGCTTTAACAAATGACTTATCTTCTGTTAATTACAGTTCATTAAGAGCTGGAGCTTTAGAAGATAGAGAAATGTACAAACTATATCAAAAATTTGTTATTGATCATTTTATGCAACCAGTATATGAAAAATGGTTAGAAATGTCAATTTCTGTAGGAGCTATTGTTATGAATCCTGCAAATAATATACCTTTACCTATGAGCAAATATGATAAATTTGCAGATAATACAATATTTATAGGTAGATCATTTCAATGGGTTGATCCACAAAAAGAAATGAGTGCATCAATTAGTGGTATGCAATCTGGTTTAGTTACATATCAAGATGTACAAGCTAATTATGGTAGAGATGTTGAAGAATTATTTGAGCAACATGAAAGAGAACAAAAACTTGCAGAACAATATGGAATTAAAACAGCTTTCCAACCGTTTGGTGTTAAGTTACCAGTAGAACCTGATATACAAGGTGGTGATGACGATGCCTAGACCAACCGATGGAATGAAAACTGAAGCACAAAGAGGCTTAGATTGGCGCGAAGAACACGGAAGAGGCGGTACAAGAGTTGGTGCTACAAGAGCTAGACAAATTGTAGCAAATGAAAATCTATCTGATGATACTGTTAAAAGAATGTATAGTTTTTTTAGTAGACATGAAGTAGATAAACAAGCTGAAGGTTTTAGACCTGGTGAAGATGGCTATCCTTCTAACGGCAGGATTGCTTGGGCCTTGTGGGGAGGAGATGCAGGTTATTCTTGGTCAAAAAGATTGGTAGAAAAAATGAAAAAAGAAGAAGAAAGACAAACAAGTTTTGATTCGCAAGAATCAGAAAAACATCCTTTATCTATAAATAAAGAGGAGAATGCTATGAATAAAGAAGATAGACATATCCTCAATGTAAGCGAGACTGATGATAAAGTAATTGTCGAATTTGCTAAACATGAGGATGTGGAAGGTGATGAAGTAGAAATAGAAGAATCTGCTCGTCCTTATCATGATGACGAAGAGAAAGATAGAAATGTAGTTGATTTACATATTAAGTATAGAACTGTTGATTTATCTAGATCAGAGTTTATTGATGAGGAAAATCGTAGAGTTAGAATCGGCGTTTCTTCTGAAGAACCTGTTGAAAGAAGTTTTGGCATGGAAGTGCTAGGACATAGTTCAGATGATATAGACATGACATTTATTGCATCTGGGCGAGCTCCGCTTTTGCTTGATCATGATATGACTAAGCAGATTGGTGTTATAGAAGAATTTAAACTTGATGAGGCAGCAAAACGGACAGTTGCTGTAGTCAGATTCGGAAGATCTGATTTAGCTCGTGAGGTTTTTCAAGACGTTGTCGATGGTATTCGTATGAATATTTCTGTCGGCTATAAAATTAACAAATTAGAACGTTATAACAAAGATGATGAAACGTATTATAAAGCTAATTGGACTCCTATGGAAGTTTCTTCTGTATCAGTTCCAGCTGATCAATCAAGACTCGTTGGCGTTGGCCGTTCTAAGACTTTAAACAAGGAAATAATTATGACTGAAGAAGTTAAAAATGAAATCAACCTTGATGAAGTTAGATCAAAATCTGTTGAAGAAGCTAAAGCTGAATTTAAAAGAAATTCTAAAGAAATTATAGACTTAGCTGTTAAACACAACAAAAGAGATTTAGCTGACAAGGCGATTCAAGAAGGTATATCAGTTGAAGATTTCAGAGGTGTATTATTAAATGAAATATCTAATGATAAGCCACTAGAAACTGCTGAAATTGGTATGACAAATAATGAAGTTAGACAGTTTAGCTTAGTAAAAGCAATTAGAGCTTTAGCTAATCCATCTGACAGAAGAGCTCAGCAAGATGCAGAATTTGAATTTGAATGTTCTGCTGAAGCTGCTAGACAGTATGGTAAAGATGCTCAAGGTATCATGTTACCTGCTGAGGTATTAAGAAACTGGAAACAAAGAGACATCAATACATCTGATGATTCAACTCTTGTAGCTGAAGATTACAGAGCCGGCGATTTTATCGACGTGTTACGAAACTCTTCAAGTGTTATGCAAGCCGGCGCGACCATGCTGCGTGGGCTCCAGGGCAATATTGTCATACCGAAAAAGACAGCTGCTGCTTCCGCTGGTTGGATTGCAACTGAAGGTAATGCTGCTTCTGAAAGTGAATTCACTTCAGGTTCAGTAACTATGTCTCCTAAAGTAATTGGTGCTTTCACTGATGCTACTAGATTATTATTACAACAATCTTCATTAGATGTTGAAAATTTAATCAGAGATGACCTAACACAATCAATTGCTACTGCTATCGATTTAGGTGCTTTAGCTGGTTCTGGTTCAAGTGGTCAGCCAACAGGTATTGCTAATACTTCAGGTATTAACACTACAACTTTTGCTGCTGCTAACCCAACTTGGGCTGAAATCGTAGCTATGGAAAGCGCTGTAGCTAATGACAATGCTTTAACTGGTTCTTTAGGTTACATCTGTAGACCTGCTGATTTTGGTACTTTGAAAACAACTGAAAAAGCAACTAATACTGCTCAATTTGTTGTTTCTCCTGATAACACTATGAATGGTTATAACGTTATCAGAAGTAATCAAGTAACAAGTGGTGACTTCTACTTTGGAAACTTTGCAGACTTATTAATTGGTATGTACGGTGGTTTAGATATTACTGTTGATCCTTATGCATTATCAACATCAGGTGGAGTAAGAATTGTTGCTCTACAAACTGTTGATGTTGCTGTACGTCACGCAGTATCTTTCTGTAAATCATCAGACTAATTAACTGATGCTTAAATGGAATGGGGGTAGTAATACCCCCAACTTAAATATGAAAAAATATAAAATCTTAACAGATACAGTAGCTGGCGGTTCTAAAGTACATGCTGGCGATATAGTTGAATTACCTGAACATGAAGGACATGCTTTATGTGGATATGGTAAAGCTGAAGTACATGTAGGTAAACCTAAAGCTGAAAAACAAGATAGAAGCGTAGGTTTAAAAACTTCAAAAGTAAAAGCTCCAAAAACAAGAGCTAAAAAATAAATCATGCCTTTAGAGAGTGCAGCAGATTTTAATTCTTATGTAGATACTTCTACAGGTAATGGAGTTACTGCTACATTCTTCGAAGGACAATCAGTATTTTGGGACCAAAGACAAGGTTTAATTGATACTTGGTTTGATATAGATACTGGAGATTCATATAGTATAAATTTAATCATTGATCAAGAATATTTTAGTATTGAAACAGGTAGTGTTGCTGTTGAAGGATTTCAACCAAAAGCATATATTAAAAGCTCTGATGTTCCATATATTTCACATAACGATACAATAATAGTAAATGCTATAACGACAAATAATGGTAATACATTAGTTCCTGAAACAACTTTTAAAGTAAAAAATGTAAGACCAGATAATGTTGGTATGGTAGAAGTAATTTTAGAGGAACAATAATGTCTAAATATAATCTTGAAACTGAAGAAGATATGGCAAGTTATTTAGATATTAATTATGGCCATGGATTAAGCGCTGTATATACTAATTATCAGGATGTTGAGTCTACAATAAATATTATTTTAAATGATGAATATTTAGAAGATGAAGAAGGTATTGGAATAGAAGGTACACAACCAATTGCTTATTGTAGAAGTATAGATGTACCCAATGTTTTACATGATGATACATTAGCTGTATCAGCAGTTAAAGATGTAGATGGTAATATATTAAAAGCTGCACAATCTTATAAAGTAGTAAATGTACAAAAAGATAAAACAGGATTTACCGCATTAATGCTTGAGGAAATATAATGGCTAATCATGTAAGACAACAAATTAGAGAAAAAGTAGGAACTACATTAACAGGTTTAACAACTACAGGATCAAATATATATGAATCAAGAGTTTATCCTTTAGAAGCAGGTAATCTTCCTGCTTTAGTTGTATATACAAAAAATGAAGAATCAGAACCTATAGTAATAGGAACAAATAGATTATCATCAAGGAATTTATCACTTATCGTAGAAATTTATGCAAAAACAACAACTAATTTTGATGATACAATTGATACAATAAGTAAAGAGGTTGAAGTTGCAATAGCAGCAGATACAACATTAGATGGACTTACTAAAGATATATATTTAGAAAGTACAGAGATAGAATATAACGGTGAAGGTGAGCAACCTGTTGGATATGCTACCTTAACTTTTTTAACAAATTATTATGTTCAGGAACAAAATCCTGACGTAGCAGTATAGGAGACAATTATGAAAATGATTAGTCCTGATGGAAAAGTTTCTATAAAAGCTCACCCCTCTAAGGTTGAGAGTTTATTGAATATGGGTTGGAAAGAGGAAGCAGTCCATTCGCAAGATAAAGTTAAATCTTCTTCTAAGAAAAAGTCGAAAGACGAGGTAGAAAATGGCGACACATAAAGGAAGTGAAGGAACTGTAAAAGTCGGTTCTAATGCTGTAGCTGAAATAAGGTCTTATTCTATTGAAGAATCTGCTGATACTTTAGAAGATACTTCAATGGGTGATTCTGCTAGAACATATAAATCATCATTGACTTCTTTCTCAGGAAGTGTAGATGTATTTTGGGATGAGACTGACACAAGCGGTCAAGGTGCATTAACTATTGGATCAGAAGTAACTTTAAATGTATATCCTGAGGGAGATACATCTGGAGATACTTATTACACTGGCTCAGCTATTGTAACTGGTGTTTCAAGAAGTGCAAGTTTTGACGGTTTAGTTGAAGCTAGTATATCAGTACAAGGTACTGGTGCATTAACATCAACAACAGTATAAGACAATGTCAGCAATAGATAACGCGAAGAAACATTTTGCAGAGCAAGATGTAAAAGTAATCGA